GCCAACGCTCCGGACTGGTTGCTATCGCTGTCGAAGATAAATCCTGTCGCCCAAAAGGTGGTATTGAAGGGGATGTTGTTCTCTATCATCTCGAAGGTCATAACCTGCTTTTTACTAAAGATGGCAAAGCCATTCTGACAGTAAAAGAAGTTACTCTCGTTGCCTCTGAAAAACTCACCATTATCTGTCCTGACAATGAAATTCAAGGCCCGCTGAAGGTTACAGGACCAATATCATGTGAAGACGAAATTAGTGCCAGCGGTGGTATCTCATCTCAGGGTTCAATCCATGCAGAAGATGATATCACCGCTGGCACTGTTAGCGTCCTACACCATGACCATAACGATCCTCAAGGCGGGAAGACTAGTGAGCCGAATCAATGACAGCGCGGATTTATTGGCAATATCCAGATGGTGGTGACATCCAGATAACTGGTGGTGCAGTTCAACAAGATAGTGGACTGTCATCACTGGTTTATTTGTGTTTGTTTACCGATTCCCGTGCCAACGATTCAGATGAAATTCCAGATGGAACAACAGACCGTCGTGGTTGGCCTGGTGATACTTATGTCGATACAGAATGGGGATCACGTCTTTGGTTGTTAGAGCGTGAAAAACTCACTAATGAAGTTCGTCGTCGTGCTGTTGATTATGCAACGGAAGCGCTGAACAAACTCAAATCAGCTGGTTACATAAAGGCGGTATCAGTCACTGGGACCATTCCGCAATTGAATACCTTAGTTCTGACTATCGAATTGACCAAACCGAACGGTTCAACGCTGTCATTAACAGTATCTCGCCGTTGGGAGGCACAATATGCCGTTTAATGTGCCAACAGTAAGCAAGCTGATTTCAGACGGCAAAGTTGATATTGAAATTGCGCTGGATGGTTCGCTGCCGCCAATGAGCACCGAAGAGGCGGTTAACATATCGACTTCATTAGCGTTGCGTGATTTATACGACCATCAAACCTATATTGCGCAACAGATCATCCCATCTGAAAACTCAGACGATGACACTATTATTGAAGCTGCAATTTCTGAAGGCGTTATTCGTAAACAGGCAACATATGCTTATGGATCATGTCAGCTGGTTGGTACATCACCTATCTCTGTTGATAGTGAGCTAACTCATACCAATGGAAACATCTATTACGTTACAGCCAGTGGTTCTCCATCTGGTGGAAATGTAGTCGTTGAAATTCAGGCTAAAGATGCTGGTATCGCTGGAAATCTAGCCACTGGTGAGTCATTAACATTGGTATCACCTGTATCAGGAGTGAACCCGCAAGCGGTTGTTATAGGTGATGGCATCGCTGGTGGCGTTGATCTAGAACCAATTTCTGAGCTGCTTGAGCGCTTACGTTATCGCAAACGACATCCACCTGTTGGTGGCTCAATCCATGATTATATTGCGTGGATGCGGGAAGTAGCTGGTGTCACCAGAGCGTTTGGATGGGATAGCTGGCATGGTGGCGGTACTGTTGGCATTGCATTTTGCTATGACGCAAGAGCTAGCATCCTACCAACTAGTACTGAACTAGCTTATATGGATGCATACATTTTCCATCATGATGATCCAGCCACTGGTGACGGTGTTGGTCGCCCAGCTGGCATTGAAGTTATTCCGGTTCCAATCACGCTTAAACATGCTGCATTAAACATCCATTTAATCCCTGATACTGCGGAAATACGAACAGCTGTATCTGCAAATGTTTTGGCATTACAAAATACATTGCAGCCAGGAACTACCGCGCTTATTACGGCTATTAGAACAGCAATTGGGTCATCTGCGTCAGTTACTGATTACACATTGGATTTAACTACTAATGTAACAGCTGCTCAGACTGAGTTAATTGTGTTTGAGGTCGCGTATGTCTAACTCAAACGAGGCATGGGCAGATGTATTGATGCAGTTGATGCCACGAGGCCGTGCTTGGCCGCGTGAAACCAGCAGCGATTTATATCAGCTGATTCTCGCAATCGCAGAAAGATATAGAAGGGCCGAATTTAACTCTGAAAAATTACCTTCCGAAATGCGGCCAGAATCAACATTACAGCTTCTTTCTAACTGGGAAGAATACCTCGGGCTGCCTGATTGTTCCGTCATCGGTGATAGCGTTGAATCTCGTCGTGTTGCGCTTGTTGAAAAATACCACCGGAAAGGTGGTCTATGGGCTGCAAAAATTGAATCGCTGTTGGCTGCATTTGGCATAACGGCGATCGTTGAAGAGCAGTTCCCTCACCACTGCATGCGGTCATGTACCTACCCACTGATTAGTAACGTGTATCGTCACATAACGGTCGTTAGTGTCGCATCAATACCTTCAAGCAGGTTTACCTGTTTAGATACCGTCAATGTTCCATTGAATAGTGATATGGCATTACTCGTTGAGTGCTTACTGAATCAATACAAGATGGCTGGCCGCAGCTATGAGATAAATTATGTATAAGGGGTGTTTATGTTTGGTTTAGATAACACATCTGGCGTTTCAGTAATGCCACCTATTGCTGACAAGCTAAATGCTAATCCTTTATGGTTTACTGAAGGTGGTGGTGGCGCTGCTGCGTCTTATCCTGGTAAAGATTGGTTCAATGCGATTCAGGCTGAGATTGTTAATTTCATAGTGGCATCGGGTCTTACACCTAATAAAACTGACTTAACGCAAATTACCCAAGCTGTCTTGAAAAGCATACAGAAATCAGCATCATCGTTTGCCAATGATACAGGTATAGCAAACGCTTATGTGTGCAACTTCACTCCAGCTATAACAGCACGGAGTGAAGGGCAGGTACTTCGCTTTAAAGTTGCAAACACCAATAACGGTGCATCAACGGTTAATGATGGAGTTGGCATTGTTCCTTTGGTTGGTGGCGCTCACTCCGCACTGCAAGGCGGTGAGTTGGTTGCGGGCGGTGATGCGTGGGTGCAGTGGAATAGCACTGTCGGCACTGGATCTTATGTTTTGCTGTTTTGTTCTGGTGCACCAGAGCAAATAACTCAAGGCGCTAAACCTAATCACGCAGCAACGCTTGCTCAAGTCCAGTCACAAGCTGCTAATTTTATCGCTGACACTGGGGCAGCAAATGTATATGTGGCACCTTTAGTTCCAGCTGCTGCATCGTATTATGATGGCATGAAAGTTCGGCTAAAAATTGCTACTACCAATACGGGGTCATCAACTCTTAACGTTTCTTCGCTAGGAGCCAAGACGATATATGGCGGTGCTCACGCGTTGTTACAAGGGGGCGAACTAATAGCATCCGGCTATGCCGAATTTGAGTACAACTCCACTCTTGGCGGATTTGTTTTACTATTTTGCACTGGGGCTCCGGAGCAAATATCTGACGGAACTCAGGCGAAACATGCTGCAACAGTAGGTCAAATACAATCCACTGTCGGCAATAAAAGCTTATCAGTATCTGTGGCTAGTAACGCACTAACGATTACTGTACCTGCTGGAACAACTTTATCATTTCGTAGTGCATCCCTTACCGATGGCACATCATTTAACGTAGTTTTACCTGCGCAACTTTCATTAACTGTTCCATCCAGTGCGACGCTAGGCACAATCTCGGCGGTACAAGCTAACCTTGCGATAGTAGCTCTATATAATGGTGGATCCCCAATTTTAGGTATTGTTAACCTAGCAGGTGGGGCAGACTTGTCCGAATCTGGATTGATGACTTCCACCACCATCAGCCCCAGCGCAACCAGCTCGGCAGTGGTTTACTCCGCCACCGGTGTTACAAATTCCCCCTATATTGTAATTGGGCTAATACAGATAACTGAATCCGCCGCAGGAACTTGGGCCACCGCTCCAACATTGGTAACGCCAAGAGGCACTAATCTAATCTCGCAGCTCGGCGGATTTGGGCTTTTCAGCACCGTAACAAACGTATCGGCATCTAGAGTGGTTGGAACAACGTATTACAATCCAAGCTCTAAGCCTATGCTGTGTTTAATTACCGCTACTGCTGCCGCCAGTGGTGGGGCCGTGTTATACAGTTTAAACGGGGCTACTGCTCTTAGTTTTATGAGCAGCTCGACAACTGCCTTTGTCGCAACTACGCCTTTCGTCGTCCCGCCCGGCGGGTCACTAGCTATAACTGTTACAGGTGGCAGTACTTTGTCTAGATGGGTGGAGTGTTTATGAGCGATAAATATTTTGTTAATTCAGATAAATCAGAAAGACATGTAATTGATGAAAATTATGTGTCTCTGTTACCTATAGGCCTAATAGAGATAAGCGAAGAGGAATACAAAACTCTTATAGCTCCCGATGTGCAGAACCAACTTTGGTTAGAGTACAAGGCTAAGGCACAAGCACTTTTGGATAAAACCGACCTGGTTTGCTTGCGTTGCTACAAAGCCGGAGTTCCATTCCCATCGGACTGGCAGAAATACACGGCAGATTTGCGAATTATTGTTTCAGCTAATTCAGGCGATCCAACTTCAACGCTGCCACTGACTCCTACCTATCCAGTTGGCACATAAACAAAATCTAAATCTGAGACTGATTTAAGTCAGGTGTTTTTATAAATAGTGCTATGCGTATTGAAAAATTCGCGCGTTTGGGTGTTTTTCAATCTTCCCGATTCGAATTAGCATTTTTCGCGGCTGGCTACAAGGACGATAATGTTTTTCAGCTAACATGACAGCTCCTAATTACTGATGTAACAAGATCGTTTCATCAGCATTAAATTAAGAAAGCGATTTATAGC